CAAACACAATGGAAGAAGGAAAGAAAACACCTCAAACAGATAAGTTGAACTTCAGTTGTTCAGGTGCAATGGATACTGGATACGTAAAAGCAAGAGTGGAACAAGGTTCAGAAGCATACAAAACATTCTTTGAAAAAGTTTACCAAGTAGTACCAAACGCAGAGGCTTAGTATGATAAAAACAATCAAGATAGATGGTAAAGATGTACAATTCAAGGCAAGTGCAACATTTGCCTTGAAGTACAAATCTTACTTCGATAAAGACATACTAACAATCATACTTCCTGCAATGTCAGAAGTGTTGAGAGGGTTAGACGGTACAGGAGTAATTGAAGAATCGAAAGACAAAACAGAAATAACTGCTGAATTCTTAGCAACGATACTTGAAAACTTATATTCAGTAGAAATGGTCGACATACTTCAAATAATTTGGGTGTGTGCAAAATCGGCAGACGAGACAATTCCTGATATTGAAACTTGGATTGATTCATTTGATGAATTCCCGGTTTTTGAAATCGCAGTTGAAGTGTTCAAACTTATACTTCCAACTTTTTTTAGTAAAAAAAAATTAGATCAAATCGAAAAGAAGATAGATCCGAAATTGAAAAAAGCGACGAAGTAACAATTGAGACACTGATGACAGGAGCAATTCAAAGAGGATTGACCTTGTCAGACTTTAATGACCTAACCGTCGGACAAATCGTTGACTACTGCATTGAATACAACAACTCAAACTATGTAGAAGACGAAGAAAAGCAAGAAGACACGGTCAGAGAAGCAACTCAAGAGGACATGGATAGATGGTAGAGGTGTGAGAAGTGGAAAAAGAAAAAATTATTTGGAAACCTATAAAAGGATATGAAAATTTATATTTGATTAGTAATCTAGGACAAGTTAAAAGCTTGGGTAGAATTTGCACCTCAAAAAATGGCAGTACTCAAAGAAAAAGAGTTAGACTTTTAAAAGGTGATATAACTATCCACGGTTATAAAAGAGTTACCTTGTTTGATGAAAATGGAATAACAAAAAAGTATGCTGTTCATAGGTTGGTAGCACAAACATTCATTCCTAATCCTAACAACAAAGAAGAAGTCAATCATATAAATGAAAATAAGACTGACAACCGTGTAAGTAACTTAGAATGGGTTACAGCAAGTGAAAATTGTAATCATGGGACAAGAAATGAAAGAATAAGTGCAGCACATATTAGAAAAGGTAATTATCGAGCAAAACCAGTAATAATGTTTACTTTAGATGGAAAAAAATTAGATTATTTTAACTCATCGGAAGAAGTGCAAAGAAAACTGGGAATCGGAGCAACCAACATTAGCCGAGTATGTAGAGGTATAAGAAACACTGCAGGCGGTTATAAGTGGAGGTATGCTCATGAATAATATAAAAGGAATAACTATTGAAATCGGCGGCGATACTTCAAAGCTACAGAATGCATTGAAAGACGTCAACTCAACAAGTAGGGACTTGAATCGACAACTTCGTGATGTAAACAAATCACTAAAATTCAATCCTAAAAATGTTGAGGTCGCTGAACAAAAACAAAGAACACTTGCAAATGCAATAGAAAACACAAAAAAGAAACTTGAATTATTAAAAACTGCACAAGAACAAGCAAAACAAGCACTTGCTGAAGGTAAAATCGGACAAGACCAATACGACGCATTAACGCGTGAAGTACTGAAATGCGAAAATCAATTGAAGTCACTTCAACAACAAGCAAACAAGTCTGCTCAAGAACTTAAGAAAATAAGTGATTCTGCAATGAAAGTTAGCGAGACGACTGGAAAAATCGGCTCAAAAATGACAAAAGCAGTCACTGCACCAATCGTGGGTATGGGAACACTTGTAACCAAATTCGCAGCAGATTTCGACACGGCAATGGTCGGTGTTGCAAAAACAGTTGACATGAGTGATGAAGAATTCAAACAAATGTCTGATTCAGTCCGTCAAATGGCAAAAGAAATGCCTGCAAGTGCTGAAGAAATCGCAGGAGTTGCAGAAGCGGCAGGTCAACTTGGAATCAAGAAAGAGAACATTCTTGATTTCACGAAAACCATGATTGACATGGGAGAGACTACAAACTTGACAGCAGATGAAGCAGCGAATGCCTTTGCAAGATTTGCGAACATCACTCAACTTCCACAAAACGAGTTCAAAAACTTGGGAAGTGTTGTTGTAGATTTAGGTAACAACATGGCGACAACAGAAAAAGAAATTGTCAACATGGGAATGAGGTTGGCAGGTACAGGAAGTCAAGTCGGACTTACTCAAGCAGAGATAATGGGACTTGCAGCTGCAATGAGTTCTGTAGGTATTGAAGCCGAAGCCGGTGGTTCTGCGATGAGTACGACAATGTCAAAAATCAACTCAGCTGTAGTTGGCTCAACTGCTGCATATACTGCTTTTAACGAAGAAATGAAAGGTGTCGGAGTTACTTATGACGACGTCGCAAGAGCAGTCGAACAAGGTGGTTCTGCGCTTGAAGAAATGTCTAAAAAGACAGGATACTCCACAAAAGGATTAAAAGAACTTACAAAAGAAATAGGTGGAGGAATCAACACATTAAACGGCTTTGCAATGGTTGCAGGAATGAGTGCTGATGAATTCGCTAAGAAGTGGAAAGAAAAACCGACCGAGGCTATCACGGCATTTGTTAAAGGCTTGAAAAAGGTACAAGAAAACGGCGGAGACGTAACAGGAACACTAAGAGATTTAGGAATCAACGGACTTCGTGAAGTCGATACACTAAAAAGATTGAGTGGTGCAGGAGATTTGCTTGGAGAAGCATTTCAAAGGTCAAATCAAGCTTTTAAGGAAAATACAGCACTTGGAAACGAAGCTCAAAAAAGATATGAGTCATTCGGTGCGAAGATGGATATATTCAAAAACAAAGTCAAGGACGCAGGAATCAGCTTAGGTCAAGCATTACTTCCTGCTGTGACAAAAGTCGTTGAAGGACTTGGAAAACTTGCAGATAAATTCTCAAGCATGTCACCTGCAACGCAAAAAGTGATTTTAGTATTTGCAGGACTTGTAGCTGCAGTTGGTCCACTTTTACTTGTAATATCAAAAGTTGCAGCAGTAATCGGAACAGTAACGGGAGCAATGGCGATAATGGCAGGTGGAGCAACAGCAGGAGCAACACCTGCAATGATAGGACTTGCAGGAGTAATGACAAAACTTGGAGCAGTATTCACGGCAATAAAAGGAGCAGTAATTGCATTTGCAGGAACGCTTGGGTTACCCGTCGCAGGTGTCGTCGCAATCGGAGCGGCAGTCGCTGCACTTGTAGTAGTTATTGTCAAGCATTGGGACACAATAAAAGCAAAGACAGTCGAAATATTCGGAGCAATTAAGGAATTTATACTTAAAGTTTGGGATGGTATTTCTGAAGCTTGGAGTGTATATTGGCAAGGTGTATGGGACAATATAAGTCAATTATGGACTAGTTTTATTCAGACAGTAACTCCAATATGGGAACCGATAAAGAACATTTTTAAATTCTTATGGGAAGCGATAAAAGAAATATTTAACATAGGTTGGCAACTAATTTCTGTACCTTTAAAACTTGAATGGCAAGCATTAATAGCACTTGCAAAAACTATATTTGAAGGACTTAAACAAGTATTCAAGACAGTTTGGGAAGCTATCAAAAACATAACAATCACTGTATGGAACGCGATTAAAGGATTCTTGACACCAATCTGGAATGGAATTAAGAGTGTTGCAACGACAGTATTTAACGCTATCAAATCAGTAATTACAACGATTTGGAATAATGTGAAATCAGTAACATCAAGTGTGTGGAACTCAATTAAAGGAGTACTATCAAGCATATTCAATTCGATTAAAGGTGTTGCAACAAGTGCTTTTAATTCGATAAAGTCAGTAATTACAAGTGTTTGGAATGCAGTGAAGAGCACTACATCAAGCATTTGGAATGGTATTAAATCAGTTGTTACAAGCATTGTCAATTCAATGAAAAGCACGATTACAAGTGTATTTAATTCGATAAAGTCAGTAACATCAAGCATTTGGAACGGCATCAAAAACGCAATAGCAACGCCAATAAACGCCGTTGTGGGAGTTGTAAGAAATGCTATTAACAGAATGAAAAGCATATTGAACATTCATTTGCCAACACCAAAACTTAAACTTCCACATCCACGTGTGAGTGGTCGATTTAGCTTGAATCCACCATCAGTGCCACATTTTAGCATTGATTGGTACGATAAGGGTGGTATATTCAGTAGTCCAACAGTTATCGGGGTTGGAGAAAAGCGTCCTGAATTTGTGGGTGCGTTGGACGACTTGAAAGGCATTGTTGCAGAAGTAATCGATACAAGAATGAATAAACAAGCAGTAACAGACACTGGATTCACAATCACTATTCAAAACATGGAAGTTAGAAACGATTCAGACATTGAGAAAATCGCACAAGAACTTCATAGATTGATGAAAAAAGAGCAAAGGGGAAGATGATAGATGATACTAAAAAAGAAAATATTAATAGACGATAAACAACTCAATAGAAAAGTTATCGTTGAAAAAGTTGAAAGGACTGTCCTTCCCACTCTTGAATTTGAAAGTTATCAAGCAATGGGAGACGGACTATACTTATCTGATACACGAAAAAGAGAAAGTCTGATATCAGTAAGACTCAGAATTATGAGTCGTGATACAAGAGAAAAAATCAAAATTCGTGATGAGATAATGCAAGCACTGAACAAAAGAGGACTTATAAAGCTTGAAATACGAGGAGAATTTCCTCAAACGCGTTACGACATGTGCAAACTGAAATCGTCAGGAAAAGAAGATTACACACGCTACTATGGATTGATGGAACTAGAGTTCGTCAATCCTTACGGGGTGATGTTTGGACTTGAAAAAGAGTTGACGTATTCAAGCACAAGAGGAATTCAATATTTGTGCACAAGTGAGATATATCCAAAAATTGTATTGAATCCGTCCTCAACTGATTTCACACTTGAAAACAAATCCGCTGGATCAAAAATTCATATGATTACAAGCAACAAAATCGATAAAGTAATGATTGATTTGGATAAAAAATTCATATACATCTACACAAGCGATGAGCAAATTGAAAAAGAATCACTGATGAGGTTCTTAACACTTGACAGTGATTTTTTTAATATCAAAAATCATGACGAACTAAAACTCACAAACTGCACGATACAGAAAGCAACATACACTGAGAGGTGGTTATAATGCTGAAACTACTAGACAATACTGAAAAAATAAAAAGAGAAATTGAAACACTTGAGGATCCATGTTGGCATGAAAAGTTAAACGGACTCAATATTCTTGAATTCACCACACTTGACAGAGACATCAAAAACAAAGATAGAATAGTTTTTCAAGATGAGCTTGGTATTTGGCATGAGTTCATCGTTGAAAGCATAGACGACACACACGAAGATGTGTTTGTTTATTGTGAAGATAGTTTTTACGAGACACGTGGAGACTACATTGACGATAGACGATTTGTAAATGCAAACTTTGGAACAGTAGCAGGTGCTGTGATGTCTTACACACGTTGGAAACTTAAGATTATTGACGATATCGGCACAGGTACAGTCAACTTCTATCATACAGATGTAAAGACCGCTGTATTTGAAGATATGCAAAACAAATTCAACTTTGAGATTAAAACGTACGTAGAAATAACTAATTCTAGAATATCTCAAAGAGTGATAGAACTTCGAAAACAAAGAGGACATAACAACGGAAAAAGATTCACATACGACAAAGACATAGATTCAATATCACGCACAATCGACAGTACGGAATTTTGTACAGCACTATACGCATACGGCAAAGGCGAAGAAACAGAAAACGGCGGATATGGAAGAAGAATCGACATATCACAAGTCAACAATGGGAAAAAATATGTAGAAAACCTAAAAGCAAAAGAGCAATTCGGTAAATACGTCAATGGCAAAAGAGAACACATTTTTGCAACATACATTTTTGAAGACATTGATGACAGAAAAAAACTACTGGAACAAGCGAAGAAAAAACTTGAGGAACTATCAGAATTCAAAGTCACATACAAGTGTGATGTACTTGTATTGAACAAACTTTTAGAAGACAGACAACACGAGGGAATCGAGCTTGGAGACACTGTTGCAATAATCGACAAAGATATCAACGTCAGAGTTCGTGCAAGAGTTGTTGAAAGAAAAAGTTATTTGAATTCAACAAAAGCTGATGAAATCGTACTTGGAAACTTTATCGAAGACTATGCAACTCAACAAGCAAAAATCAAAAGTGATTTAAAATCTATAAGCAACACAATCAATGAACAAGGTCAAGCAATAACGGATTTAAAAAACTTTGATTATTATGCGACTATTGTACAAGAACTGAACGACAGAATTAACGCAACAGGCGGGTATGTCTACATCTCAAAAGACGGACAAGGACTAATCACGTACGACAAACCAATCGACAAAAATCCCACGAAAGCTATTCAATTGAAAGGTGGAGCAATACGAATTGCAAACTCAAAGAAAAGCGACGGAAGCTGGAACTGGACGACATTTGGGACTGGTGATGGATTTACAGCAGATGTGATCAATGCAGGAACACTCAACGCAAATCTTGTCAGAACAGGAATACTACAAGACAAAAACGCAAAAAGCTTTTTAAACTTGGATAACGGAGAGTTCAACTTCGGAGACATTATCAAGTCAGTTGACGGAAGAAGTATTGTAGAGGGAGCGGCGATTGATGAAATAGACGGCGACAAAATCATATCAGAAACTGTATCTGAAAGCAAAATCAAAGATGGAGCAATCACTAATGACAAAATCGCAGAAAATGCAGTACGAGGAGTTCACATACAAAACGCTTCGATTACTAACGCAAAAATCGGTTATGGTGCGATTGGAAAAGCTGAAATTCAAGATGGAGCTATAACAAGTGCAAAGATTGAAAATGGTGCGATTACAAATGCAAAAATCGGTTACGGTGCTATCGGAACTGCAGAAATACAAGATGCTGCAATTACAAGTGCAAAAATAAGCAGTTTGAGTGCAGATAAAATCAATGGTGGAACTATAAATGCTAAGTATATTAATGTTGATAACTTGAATGCAAGTAATATCAACAGAGGAGCACTAAACGGAAATGGATTCTACTGCGGTGTGGGTAGTAATACTGGAACTGCACAATTCACAGGAAATTCTGTCAATTTTGGTGCAAACTCAACCTATGTAAAAATACGTGATACAGGTGGTCGTGGTGAGGTTAAAATCGACGGAACAGTTGCGGCGGTTGGAACTGGATATTTCTATGAGTTGAACTCAGGTGGCTTGTATTTGGATAGTGCTGGATACAGAAAGATAAGAGGCACATCACAAGGAGTTGACTGCAGCACAAACTTTATTGTTAATGGGACACTTGGTTGCCATGGAAACATTGAAGCTGCTGGAACAATAAGTTCAAATGGATCTATGAGCTGTAACATTATGAATTGTAACAGAATAACAGTAAGCGGCAAAACTATCCATTTTGATGACGGTGGAGCATTACACTGGGAAAAATAAAAGAAAGGAAAATCAAATGAAACAAAATTTAAACGTGAGAATTAACGGAACGAACTTCAGACCCGGAAACGAACTTGGAATCGGATTCGAATTAGAGTCGGCAGATAGAAAAGTATTTCTATCAGGAAGCATCGCAACAGATGTACAAAAAGGACAACAAGCATTCTTCAATCAGACAGCACACTTGCTTGTACTTGACGAATTAGCAAAAGTGTTGACAGAAGATAACGAAAAAGGAAGTATTGCAGTAACTGAAGTAAAAAGCGAACTTGAAAAGCAAATAAAAGAAAAAGATGAAAGAATAAC